AGTATTAAGTGGTAACGGTACAGGTAATGTAACTGTTAATGACGACATCAACATTACAGGTAACCTAACAGTAGGCGGTACAACCACTACAGTTAACTCTGAGACTATTAATTTAGCAGACAATACTATTGTTTTAAACAGTAACTTTACATCTGGTTCACCCACAGAAGATGCTGGACTTAGCATCAGCAGAGGCGGTTCGACTGCCAAAACATTCTTGTGGGACGAAACAAATGATAAGTGGACGATTGGTTCAGAGACATTTGTAGCTGGAACAGTTGAAGCAAACTTAACAGGTGACGTAACCGGTGATGTTACAGGTAATGCCGACACAGCAACAGCACTAGCAACTGCCAGAACTATTGGTGGAGTTAGTTTTGATGGTACTGCTAACATCAACTTACCAGGTGTTAACGCAGCCGGTAACCAAGATACCTCAGGAAATGCTGCCACAGCAACTGCTTTAGAAACTGCAAGAACTATTGGTGGAGTATCATTTGATGGTACTGCTAATATCAACTTGCCTGGAGTTAACACAGCCGGTGACCAAGATACCTCAGGAAATGCAGCTACAGCAACATCTGCAGCAGCCTGGACAACAGCTAGAACTCTTAGCTTAGGCGGAGATTTATCTGGTTCAGTTAGTATAGATGGAAGTGCTAATGCTTCATTAACTGCAACAATTGGTGCAGGTACAGTAGAGTTTGCCATGTTAGCAGGTGCTAATGTTCAGACAAGCGGTGAGTCCTTTAGTGATTCAGATACTGTTTTGATGACAGCAGCAGCAGCTAATAGCAGATTTAGAATCAACATATATGATTCTAGTGGTACATTATTAAACTAATAGGTTAAATATATGAATAATGTCGTCATAAAACCTAAAAGAAGTGAGACAGCTTCATCCTCTCCTACTGCTAGTGATCTAGCAGTGGGGGAAATGGCTATCAATCTCTCTGATAAAGCAATATTTGTTAAAGACTCAAATGGTAACATTGTGCAAGTTAGCAATTATTCTGTATCAGATCCGAGTCTTGTATTTCCAACAGGAGATCTAGGCTCTTTGTCTAGCGGAACGGATGCTTTTGGAGTTAGTTTAGTCGCTAACTTTGATAATAAAGTAACTCCCGGAGGACAAGAAAAAACAGAAGATTTAGGAGCATTAAGTTAATGGCATTATCTACAAGGCAAGAACTTATTGATTACTGTCTCAGGAGGCTAGGGTTTCCTGTTATAGAGATCAATGTTGATGAAGATCAAATCAATGATAGGATTGACGATGCCTTGCAGTATTGGCAAGAGTATCATTTCGATGGTACAGAAAGAACTTATGTTCAGCACGAGATAACAGGAAGCAAATTAAATTTACAGGCTCCTGTGGCAAGTAACTTTAACAAAGGAGAGAAAGTTACAGGGAATACATCTGGTGCAACAACTGTTATACATGCCGCAAGTGGTTCTGAAATAACTGTAGAAAAAGTTTCTGGAACATTTCAAGCAGGTGAGCAAATTCAAGGCTCAGAATCTGGATACGTTGCTACTTTATCTTCGGGGTCTCATTATGAAGAGGGAGATATTGAAAAGGGTTGGATCCCAATTTCCAATGGCATTACAGGTATTGTGAGGCTGTTTAATTTTGGAGGTGCAGCCACAGCTAACACAAGAGACGGCAACCTCTTTGATATTATGTATCAGTTTAGACAAAATGATCTATATAATCTAATGGGTGCGGATATGCAATATTATACAATAGTGCAATCTCACTTAACAACATTAGAACAATTATTAGTATCATCTAGACAGATTAGATGGAATAGAAAAACTAATAAACTTTATATAGATACAGATTGGGATAAAACATTCAACCCTGGTGACTATGTTGTTGCTGAGGCATACGCAATTTTAGACCCTGCAGATTATGCCGAAGTATATGATGACATGTTCCTTAAAAAATATGCCACCGCTCTCATTAAAAGACAGTGGGGCGAAAATATGAAAAAGTTTGGGGGGATACAATTACCAGGAGGAGTTACACTCAACGGAGATCAAATATTTCAAGAAGCAGTTCAGGAGATAAATGTTATAGAAGATGAAATGCAAAAGAGATATGAATTGCCTCCAACGTTTATGGTAGGATAAGATGCCTACAAATTTTTATTTTCAATCAGGCGATGCAATTGGAGTTACCTCTGAACAACGTCTTATTGAAGACCTAATCATAGAGTCCTTAAAAATATACGGACACGACATCTATTACATGCCTAGAACGCTTGTAAATGAAGATACTATCTTTGATGAAGATCAGTTATCTCAATTTACACAGGCATATCCTTTAGAAATGTATTTGGAAAATGTAAACGGCTTCGAGGGAGAAGGAGAGCTGTTTAGTAAGTTTGGTATAGAGATAAGAGATCAAGCTACCTTTATATTGGCAAGACGTAGATGGGAAGAAATGGTTCACTCTACAGAGGGAGAATTTCAGTTAGATTCTCGTCCTGTCGAAGGAGATCTTTTATATTTTCCAAAGACAAATTCTATATTTGAAATTAAGTACGTGGAGTTTGCGGACCCTTTTTATCAGGCAGGCAAGCTATATGTATTTAAATTGCAATGTGAATTGTTTGTATACAGTTCAGAGGTTCTCGATACTGGAACAGATGCAGATGATATCATGGAGACAAACAGTCTAGATATGTTACGATATCAATTCTTACTTGAGGACGGCGGACTGTTTACTTTGGAAGATGCTAGTACAATGATATTAGAAGAATACTCATCACAAAAAACTAATGCCAATACAGATAATGAGGATTTCGCAAATCTAAATTCCGTTGAGGGTATATTAGATTTCTCTGAAAGAAATCCGTTTGGAGAGCTATTAGATGTTTAAGAATAAAACATTTTACAACCAACACATAAAAAAGGCTATTATAGCTTTTGGTACCATCTTTAATAATATAAACATTGAAAGGAAGGATAGTGATGGTGTAGTTAATCAGTCGCTAAGGGTTCCTTTGGCGTACTCAACAAAACAAAAGTTTTTATCTAGAATTAGAGCTGTGCCTGATGAACAGTTTAGAGATGTTCAATTAATTCTTCCTAGAATGGGTTTTGAAATAACTTCTTTAACATATGATCCTTCTAGAAAGATATCACCCATACAAAAAAATAGAGCAGTTGGTGCCGGAGACGACACTAATACAGTTAGACAGTCTTTTGTTTCTACTCCATATAATATGCAGCTGTCTTTATATGTGTTTGCTAAAAATCAAGAAGATGCTTTACAAATTGTAGAGCAAATTTTCCCATACTTTAATCCAGATTTCAATGTTACAGTTAATGAACTTCCTGAACTAGGTATTAAAAGAGACATTAAAATCACATTAGACAGCGTAGATTATGAGGACCAATATGAAGGAGATTTCTCTCAAAGACAGAGTATTA